TAATTGGACATCACAGTGCAGAAGAAATAAGAGATGCATTTAAATTTGATGGTGCAATAAAACTAGCAGTAGGTGACTATCTCGGAGAGCATGATGAAGATGATCTTGAAGAAGATGAAAGAGATGAACTACTAGACCAGTACAATGATGACGGAGAATTCAACTACGATGACTACTAATGTGGTATAGCAAAGTAACCAACAACCTTGGAGAGATCCCAAGCTTCATTACTCATTATGAACATGAGTTAGAAATAGCCAAGAGTGAATGCAGGGTCGGAGGACTTGTTGAAAAAAACATCAAAGCATTGCCTGGACTAACCGAACACCGATTTAATCAATTGCAAGAAATCGAAGCAGTACTTAACTTCCTACACATAAAGTTACGTAAAATAAGACGTAAACATTTTCAAAAGTACTTAGAAGGTTATGCTCGTGCATTGAGCAGTCGTGATGCAGAAAAATATGTAGATGGTGAAGATGAAGTAATTGACTTTGAAACACTAATCAATGAAGTTGCACTTCTGCGTAACAAGTATCTAGGCATTATGAAAGGCTTGGATACTAAGCAGTGGCAACTAGGACACATAGTAAGACTGCGTACAGCTGGTATGGAAGATGTACAAGTATGACACCCGAATCTCATAGAATACGAATTGTTGATGATATAATTTGGTATGACATTTGGAAAGGTGTATTAACACAACGATTGCGTGATGACGATATACTAGAGTATCTCTTAGATGATCTATCAAGTGCTGGACTTAGTACTGAAGATATAAAAAGTTATTCTTGGATTGTCAATGCCGGTTGGGAAGGATACAGTGCAGAGGACATTGAACACTTTCGTATACTGTTATTAAAGCACGGACTTCCTGAGACCCGTTTTGGAGCGGTGTTTATTGCATACGAAGACGTAGACAAGTTGCCGTATCCTGCAATTTGTCTAACAGACCGAATGATTTACCTTGGTCATTGGTACAAAGGTTTAAAAAAACAAAATGTAGACTGGTTAAATATGCCAATGACTTCAGATTTCACAGTATTAATGCGTCGTGCAAGTGAAAGTAGATGCCATTTAGCAAAAAAATTACTTCAACAGTTTGACGCAAAACAGATGATAATGACACTAGGAACAAATCCTGGAACAGACCCTCAACACTTTAGAGATATAATAAAACCTTATGCATACCCAATTGTAGTAGACTTAGTCGAATCTCCTTACCCAACAAATTTCATACACAATCACGAAACATTCTATCAAGCACCAGTGCAACTTGTAGTAGAAAGTAGTAATGAAATTGATGCTAACATCTGGCACAGTATTTTTATTACAGAAAAGTCCTATAAAGCACTAAGTTGGTATCAGTTTCCTATATGGTATGCAGTACCGGGACTTGTAGGGAAATTGCGAGAACAAGGATTCGATTTATTTGATGACATTATTGATCACCGTTACGATCAAGAACAAGATTCTTGGATAAGGATGAAAAAGGTTGTAGAAGAAATAACAAAATTAGTTGGCAAAGATACAAAAGCACTACGTAGAGAATATTGGAAGAGACTAGAAAGTAATGCGGCTCTAGTAGAACAGATACATACAAATGCCAGTAAGACGCATAAAGTACAAACAACTAGGTTAATAGATGAAATACTCCAGCTTCACAAGTCAACAACTAGCACATGAACATAGTTTAAAAAATGTCTTAACTGATCTTTATCAACATAACGAGTTCATGGAAAGTATCAGTAACATGGTTGATCTAGGATGCCAGAATGAAGCCTTAGACCTGCAATGGTGGGCAGATGCAGAAATAAACGATGATACGCATGCTCCATTAGGCATCAGGTGTACTGGAGTTAATATTCTTAACAAACTTAACGTCAAACATAAAGGTATCTCATTTCAACGACAAGACGTACAGAAATTTAATCAAAATAAAAAACCTTTTGATGTATTGTGGTGCTATGATGTATTACAATACTTAACAAATCCTTACCAAGCACTGGCTAACTGGTGGCACGTTGCGTCGCAAGATGCAATGATGGTAATAGCAGTGCCGCAAACTACAAACGTAGAATTTAATATGCTTGAGTATAATGCACAGATGAATCACAAGTATCATTTTACCATGCCTATGTTAATCTATATGTTAGCAGTGAACGGTTGGGATTGTAAAAGTGGATTTTTTAAAAAAGGTATTGGCGATCCGTGGTTGTATGCTATTGTATATCGAAGCAATGTAGAACCAATGGATCCTGCTAATACTAATTTGTATAATCTCATTGAAGATACAGAACTATTACCAGAAATTGCAGTAAAGAGCATAAACAAATACGGAATGCTACGACAGAGAGACTTGCTTCTGCCGTGGTTAGACAAAAGTAACATGTGGATGGAACAACAATGATAACAAAAAATGGAAATTGGTGGACTCCAAGTTCTTTAAGTAATGGACGTCCTGGTGACTATATGCGTGATGATAGTTTTCCTTGTGAACGACCAATTAGTATTGCAACAGAGTTGTGTACGCATCGTAGAAATGCAATTGATGTTGGTATGTGGATAGGAGATAGCACAGTTCATATGGCATCTTTGTTTGATCGAGTAATTGGTTTTGAGCCACACCCAATGGCTTATGTTTGTTGTGAAAAAAATTTAAAAGCACGTGATATAAAAAATACAGAATTATATAATATCGCACTGAGTAATGTAAATGAAACAAAAATGTTGCTTAATGGCAAAACAACATTCTCAGGTTGGGTAAGCGACAAAGTAGAATTGCCAAAAGATATATATGTTCATGACCAAACAGAAGTGCAGTGTTTGTATCTCGATAGTTATCACTTTGAAGATATCGATTTTATAAAAATTGATTGTGACAGTCATGAAGGATATGTGCTACAAGGAGCCGAACAGTTTTTTAAGAACAATTCACCTGTGGTACTACTAGAAGCTAAAGTTCGAATACACAAGGACAGACAACCTGAAGATATGCCAGACCCTTTTGAACTTCTTGAAAGTTATGGATATGTTTTACACAGTAAAGTCGATAAGGCAGACTTTCTTTATGTAAGGAGCAAGAATGCAGAATAGTCCAGAGTATACATTACAACTAGAGAAACTTCATTCGGCTAAGAGCTTTGGTACTGCAAGTGGTGCACCAAAGTTACTGACAGACTTTCTTTTGGATCATCCAGTAAACAGCATACTAGATTTTGGTTGCGGCAAAGGCACACCATTAGATAGTTTGAAATCTAACACTATGGACATACACAGTTATGATCCAATTACACATCCAATTGAACTACCAAAATCTGTTGACTTGGTGTACAGTCGTGACGTTCTAGAACACATTGAACCAGAACAAATTGATAGTGTACTAGAAAATTTATTCACAATAGGTACAAAATACCAGCATCACTTTATTGCATGTCATCCTGCAAAGAAACGACTGAGTGACGGACGTAATGCACATCTTATTATTGAAGATCCACAGTGGTGGAAAGACAAAATCCAACAAATACCGGGCTGGAAAATTATACATGAAAACATCAAAGGCCCAAAGCCGTTTGTACGAGGTAATGTAACAATTGACGTTGTAAAGTATACAGTGATATTAGAGAAAGTATAATAATGATAGAAGACTTTGATTATAACAACACAAACTATCCTACTAAAAAAGTAGCAGATGTATTTCCTTTTGAACTTAGTGAAAACCTAGGACACACATGGATTATTGATGTTGATGGTACTATTGCAGAAGTCAACCAGCCGCCGTATGAGAATGATAAACTTTTACCTGGTGTAAAAGAAATGTGGGCACAGATACCCAAAGATGATATGATAGTTATAATGACTGCAAGACCAAAAGATATCCAAGAACAAACATTACAGTTTATAAGAGACAACGGATTGCGTTATGATCTAGCAATATTTGGCGTACATCATGGTGAACGTATTGTTGTAAATGACAACAAGCCAGGCGGACTACAAACTGCTATTGCATGGAATGTAAAAAGAAACAAAGGTTACAATTAAGTAGGTATATAATGATAGACACCGAAATGACACGTACTCAAAAACAAAAAATGGAACGTATCTTTATACTTGATGATGAAATCAAGTTTGCACAAAGTTGTTTACGTCCAACTGCTACTGGACATATCCACACTGCTATCAGTTGGATGCAGATGCGTAAAGAAGAACTTACAAAAGAGGTAGAAAATGGTTGAAGAAGAACAAAAGACTATCGTTTTGGTTACTGGTGGCTTTGATCCACTACACAGTGGGCACATTGCTTATTTTGAAGAAGCGAGACAACTTGGAGACACATTGATTGTAGGACTCAACAGTGACGCTTGGTTAAGACGAAAAAAGGGCAAGGCATTTATGCCTGTTGAAGAACGCGGAGCAATAGTTGATGCACTAGGTTGTGTAGACAAGGTAATTGGATTTGATGAAGAGTATGATGCTGATAATAGTTCTGCTATGTTTATCAAAGACATGTTAGAATATAACCCAAAAGCAAAAATTATATTTGCCAATGGTGGAGATAGAAAAACAGGAATGATTCCTGAAGTATCTATAATAAATTCTCGATTGATGTTTGCACAGAGTGTTGGCGGCGACAATAAAAAGAACAGTTCTAGTTGGATTCTCAAAGATTGGGAAGCACCCAAAGTAGAACGCGAATGGGGACACTATAGAGAACTTTATATAGGAGATGGTTTTGCTGTGAAGGAACTAGTGATTAATCCAAAAAGCAGTTTGAGTATGCAAAGACATAAACATAGAAGCGAAACATGGAATCTTGTAAGTGGCACTGCACATATACTCACTAGCCAAAGAAGCACTCCTGACGATCCTCATAAACAGAATCTTGTACCTGCAAATCCAATTGATATTCCAAGTGGAGTTTGGCATAAAGGTGTAAATGATTCAGACAGTCCTGCACATATTGTTGAAGTGTGGAAAGGTCCAAGCGAAATGTTAAGAGAGGATGACATCGAGCGTCATGACTAAGATAATACATTTTGAACCTACAAGTATATGCAATGCTTCATGTCCGATGTGTGCTAGAAATATTCTTGGCGAAGGTTGTGTTGTTTCTTTAGCAGATCTTAGTCTAGATGATTACAAAAAACATGTCAACCAACACTTAGAATATTTAGAAAAAGTATTTTTTTGTGGAACAGTTGGCGATCCGTGTGCAGACAAAAATCTACTAGAAAAGATTAGATGGATCAAAACTATTAATAGCAAAATCGTTGTAGGAATCAACACCAATGGCAGTATAAGAAATCCTAAATGGTGGGCAGATTGTGCAAAATTACTTACAGGCGTATATGACTATGTTGTGTTTAGTATAGACGGATTAGAAGACACAAATCATATCTATAGAGTAGGTGTGCAATTCAAAAAAATTATGGAAAATGCACAAGCATACATAGATGCCGGAGCAAGTGCTCATTGGGATATGTTGGTATTTGATCACAATAAACATCAAGTTGATGAATGCAGACAACTAGCAGACACTATGGGATTCACTTGGTTTCGTAGCAAAGAAACCGATAGATGGG